TGATGTGAAAGAAAAGGCCTTATTACAAGCACTTAATAAGAACTTGCTAAAGTTAGCCATGTAGTTGGTAAAACTGGGGAAGTAACAGCCCTTAGAGCGTGGGTAAACTTGCTCCGATAGGAGTATTGACCACGAAGCCCACACCTCTATAGGTGGGGGTAGTTCACTAAGAAAGGGCATAAAGCAGAATAAGGAGAAGAATATGCCAAAGCCTAGAAAAGGAGAAGGAAAAAACGAGTTTATTTCTCGATGTGTTTCTCAACTGATAAAAGAAGAAGGTAGAGAACAAAAACAGGCTCTCGCCATTTGTTACTCATATTGGAGAAGAAAGGATGAGAGTATTGAGGAGAGTATAGACAAGTTTTTGATTGATGAACATTTCATGTCAAGACCCACAGGACATCAATATCCCGGTGCACCTAGCACGGCAACGGAGATGAGATGTAACGAGTGTGGAAAGAAATTCAAAAAGAAACTTGGTAGGAACACATTTGAGGTCAAATGTCCTAAATGTGGGTCATATGATACGGAGCCAGTCGGATGAAACTGAAAAGATTTTTACTGGAAGAGACAGAAAAGGGATTTGATGTTAGAAATATCGAAGAAGAAACGGTTTCTAACAATTATTTCCGAAAAGTTCTGTATACAGGAAAAAATCTTCAATTAGTCTTGATGGCGATTGAGCCGAATAGTGAAATTGGCAACGAGGTTCACAATGACACCGACCAATTCTTCCGTATTGATGAGGGTGAGGGAAAGGTTGTTATTGATAATGGAAGAGAGGAAATTTCTGTCAAGGACGGATTTTCCATTTTGATAAAACAGGGAACTTACCATAATGTGATAAACACATCGTCAACAAAGATGTTGAAACTGTATTCTCTATATGCACCACCGCACCATCCAGACGGGACGGTTCATAAAACGAAAGAAGAAGCAGAAGCAGAGGAAGCCAAGGAAGGGTGAGCTTCATAAAACATAATATAAAAGAAGGAAACAGTTTTTTTACGCCAAAGTTTCCTGATAAATATACCGGAAAGTGGCCCATCATAGTAAGGTCTGAATGGGAAAGAAAGTTCGCACAATGGTGCGATGTAAACCCAAATGTTTTGAAGTGGTCTTCGGAACCGATTGAGATACCTTACTATGACCCAATAAAGAAAAAGAACAGGAGATATTATCCTGACTTTGTAATCAAGGTTCTCGACAAGAATAAAAAAGAAGCGATGTATGTCATCGAGATTAAGCCTTACAAAGAAACGGTGCCTCCGGTAAACAAGGGTAGTAAAACCCAAAAGACAAAAATTTACGAACAAATGATATACATCACCAATCAGGCCAAGTGGAAGGCTGCGATTGAATATTGTAGAAAAAGAGGGTTTGAGTTTCGGGTATTTACTGAAAACGAACTTTTCGGAGGAAGAAGATAAATGAGCCTACGAAGAGTGATGAATGTGAGACAGGGCACGGTATGGTTCAAGTCCGGTCACATTTACAATTTCAGATACACGAACTACGAAAATGACCCCGAACCCACCGTTATATGTTTATGTGCTGTCAAGGGGGTTCACGAAAAGACGGGACATAGGCATAATTACATTCAAGCAATCAATTTTACCTATATTCCCCGCAGACAAAGAAAACAGTTTGTTCGAGTGTGGACACAACTGATGAAAGACACGAAGGGGCACGTTCTTCTTTCGTGGCAGATGGTAGAAAAACGATGGCCGTTTATGAAAATAGCCATCAGAAGATACATTCTGGACAAAGGATACATTCAGACACAAAAAGAAATTCCATTGGAAGATATAGAGAAGGTTGTTGTTGGAACATGGCACAAGGACTTCTCTTTGAAAGCTGCTAGAAAATATATGAATGTATTGAGGAAGTTCAGATAATCGGAGGAGACAATGACAGAGTTCACTCAAACAAGAGACAGAGACTTTTCAATGACAGGTTCGTATGGGCCTACATATGTCCTTACAAGTTCTGACACTCCACAAAGTTTCGATGAGTCATACTTGACATATACACTTGGGCCAAGCGGGGAAGAGAGAATGGCGAGTGCCGCTCTGATTACCTGCGAGACATATCCTGTCAGGGTTTCTTGGCTTACTCCACCAACATTCTCACTTGGTCATATATTGAATGTTGGTGATACATTGAGAGTTGTCGGTATTATCAACTTGGAGAATTTCAAGTATATCAGCGCCTCGGCAGGAGCCGCTGGAGTTCTTCAAGTCACATTTGAGTTCTAACAGGAGGTATATAAATGGAGTTCGCCATTCCTATCGCAAAAGCACATCTAGGCGGGGGAGGAAGTCCAACGATTGAAGTTGGAGTCACCCCAATCATAGGCACAGATAAGCAGATTCTTTATGTTGATGGCTCAGTTTTGGGTGGAAGTGACGGTCTTACTTATAGTGGAACTACGTTGAAAAATCTTAAAGATTTTACTGCAGAATATGTTTCTGGTGCGAATAGAACGGATAGCGGGATGCATAATGTTGCGTCTTTTAATTATCCGAATCCAGCTTATGGACAACAAACTTACCAAGGAGGGTATCTTTCTGTTACAAACTATGAAAATAATGTTCAGAAAGTTTTGAGGGGTTTATTAATTAATGTTTTGGATCAATCTAAAATTGACGAAACGATTTATGCTGCCGGATATTTTAGGGCTACTAGGGCATTCCCTCCAACTGATGGGGAATATGTTGTTGTTGGATCTAGAACGTACACGTTCAGAAACGTACTATCTTCTGAAGGTGATGTGAAGATCGGCGCAACAATGTTGGTTACTTTGCAGAACTTGATGGCGGCTGTCAATGGAACGGGTACTGTTGGGGTAGAGCATCAGTGCACATCTGCAAATGCTGATGCAGAGGTTATTAGTGTATCGACTACTGGTTTACCAGTAATTATGTTTAGGGCAAAGGTTGCTGGTTCTGCCGGGGATTCTATAGCTTTTAGTGAAAGTGTAGCAGGATTGGCTCCTTCCTCTTCTGGTGTTGTTCTGCTCAAAAGAGATTTGTTTTCGAAGAACCTTTATGGAATTCAGACTGCGGTTAATGCTAGTAATGCGAGAACGGGTACAGTATGTGGTAACTATTTGACGATAGAGGGTAGCTCCTATGAGGGAAATTTAACTAGTACCACGGTTGGTTCTATGCTAATGCTGAATGCCAACGGTGTTAATGAGTCGAATAATAGAGGATCTTATTTTGGATATTTTTCTAATATTAATGTTTTTGGTGGGTATGTTCCCAATATTTATTGTTTTTATGCATCGTTGCAGGTAGCGAATGACGGGTCGACCTATTTTGGATCGGCGGGAAATGTTTATGGGTTATACGTTGATCCCATTAATGGTATGGGAACAGGTAAGATTGGAAATGTTTATGGAGTGTATATATCTGATCTTGCTTCTGTCCTTCCCGGTATTGCGGCATCAGTCTATGGATTGTATATAGCAGGTGCAACCCAAGAAAATTATATCGAAGGAAACTTGACTGTTGCTGGAAATCTCAACGCAACAAACAGTATTTCCGTTTCCGGTGGTGACCTGAATGTTTACAATCCGTTGAAGATTTATGAACCAACTGGAACGTATTATACATCGTTTGTTGGAAATCCTTCACAGGCTGCTAATATCATCTATACTCTGCCAGCATCGGGTGGTCAAGCAGGTGATGTCCTTATCAACGATGGTAGTGGAAATCTGTATTGGGGTGGTAAAGCTGTTGATGCCTACACCAATACATATACGATGACCACTTCGGGTTCTTGGGTTGTTGAACACAATCTTGGAACGACAGCAGTTATGGTTCAATGCTGGGATACTGACGAAACACCACCACAGGTTATTCAACCAATTGATATTGAGGCGACGAATAACAACACTGTTACAGTATGGTGGGCTGAACCTGTCAATGGTCGGGTTGTCGTCTTCTCTGTAGGATAAACCAAGGGGGCAGAGAAAATTCTGCCCCCAACTCAATATCATATAAATAATTCTGATATAGAGATATATCAAGTTTTGTATTTTTGCGATGCTTTATCAGACCTCTATTCGGGGAATATGGGGCAAGAGGGTACTGGATGAGCAGAGTTCAGAAAGTCTAAATCGGTGCGGTAATTTTGTTTTGTGATGACAAAATTCAATTTGAGGCTTATATAATATGAAAGTTCATGAGATAAATCTACGAGGTAAGATTTGGCTCGAACGCGTAGAAAGTCTGCCAGCGTGGACATCCAATGACCTTGGACGTATGTTGTACGACAAGGAAACAGACAGGATGTACTACGGCACCGATACAGGTTGGCAGCCTTGGGGTACTTCGGGCACATCTGGTTCGTC